CGTCTTCTGGGAGGGGTCGGGTGTGACATTCTGGATCAGGTTCATAGTCCGAAGCTCGAAGAGAGTTGAGTGTTGAGGCCGAGGCTGGGAACCGGGGTCTGGATCCCGTTGTTCACCTGGCCGAACGCCTGGGAGAATAGCCGCCCCTGGAAGGACTGTCCGATCCCAGGAGTGTTCGCGGTGACTGCGGTTCGGATCATCTTGAACGTGACTTCAAAGTCCGTGATCACGTTCGTCTCGGCGTCCTGGATCGCCCGAAGCGTCTTGATCGCCATGCTGGAGAACCGCCCCCAGGGCGTCTGAACGGTGAACAGCGTCCTCGCCTGCCAGTACCCGTAAAAGAGCTGGAAGCACTGCTGCTGCTTCGTCTGGGTGCCGTTCCCGAAGATCGACGACCACGAGGAGACGGCGGAGTTCACCGCGTTGTTCCCGACCTGATAGAGCTGGAAGGCCTCGTTGTAAGCCAGGAGCGCCGTCGCCGAGAGGACCGGCGTGTAGGCACTGATCACCGTCAACTTATCGGCGATCGCTTGGAGCGGAGCGAGTCCTGCTGGAGCGATGTCGTTCAGCTCACCGATGAATCCGTGGGTCGTGACGACCTCTGGGCGGAGGGTGACCTGGTCCTGGATCGCGGTATTGTCCTCGATGTAATGATCGGTGATGTCACTCTCAAGAGTGAGGGTCTGCTCGCCCTCGTAATGGAACAGGATTGTCGGCGGGAGCTGCCCAGTCTTATTCGCGTTCATCGGCTGGTAGCCGGTGTTCTCGTTAGGCGTGACGAGGATCAGGTTCGAGAGAGCGGTCGCGGCGGTTGTTAGAGGTGCGAGGGAGGATAGGTTTGGCATTTAGCTCCCCTGCACTTTCGCGGGATTCTGCTTGACGAACTCCCCGGCCGCCTTCTTGAGGGAGTCGGCGGTCTTCTTCGGGGCGTGGTCCGGGTTCTGGAAGATGACGGTCTGATTGACCGTGTTCGAGGTCGTCGACCCTGCGGGTGGCACGGCAGGCGCGGAAGGCTCGACACCACGATAGCTGGTGTCCCAGATCGGCTTGACGGCCCCGAGCTTCTGGTCGGGCGTTTCCTTGTGCTCCGGGGTCAGGATGCCCTTGAACCACTCCCAAGCCTTCTTCTCGTAGTGAGTTTCTCCTGCCCAGGTCCCAGGCTTCGCCTCGATCGCCTCTGCCCCGAGGTTCAAGGCGGACGAAAGCTTGTCGAAGATCTTCCACTTCTCGGCGATCCGCTCGATCGCTTCAGCGAGCCGGATCACGGCGGTCGTGATTTTCGTGATGTCGTTGACGAGCTGGACGCCGTGCTTCGCGTTGAAATGCCCGAAGGCCATCTCGATCGTCGCTCCGAGGTTTTTCCACGCGACGTTCGCCTTGTCGAGCTGTCCGATCTCCCCTGAGCTATACGTCGGAGCTTTCGCGAATACTTCCGGGCGGAAAGCATTCCGCTGCATCGCTGCGATCGCTCCCTCCGAGAGTCCGAAGGACTTGAGCATCGTCTGTGCGACGTCCTTCGGGAGCTTCTGGGCAGCCTCCTGTAGCTTACCCATGACGTAGAACGTGTCGCGCATCTGCTTCGGATCGAAGTCCTTGACGACCTTCGAGAGGATCGCGAGACCCTCTGGCGCCCCCTTGTTGAGGAGGATGTTCGTGACGGTGTTCTGGACTCCCTTGAGTGAGGACAGGAGGTCGTCGCCGGATTCCCCGGCCTGGCGCGCTGCGTACTGCCATTGCTGGAGCGTCTGGGCTGATAGACCCGTGAGAGCTGTGAAGTTCGTCAGACCCGTTCCTGCGGCCCCTGACTGGGCGCCGAGCCTCTCGAGCCCGTAGAGAGCGCCTAGAATCGCTGCCTTCGCCTCGATCGACATGCTCTTGACCTCGCCGAGGCCCTTCTGGACGCTCGCGAGGGATCCGACGGTCCGCTCCGATCCCTTGATCCCGAGGTTGAGGTAGAGGTCGCCGACGTTCATCGGTTCAGCTCCAGGTAGGCGGCTTCATAGTCCGAGCAGAACTCCTCGTAGGCGATCGCCTGGAGGACAGTCCTGGCGTCGAGCTCCCGGGCCTCCGCTATGCTGCGGGCGTACCCGAGCTTGCAGATTCTGAAGTGAATGAGGAGGTCGTCGTCGGCTGCCTCGATGCGCGGACGCTTTCGAGCGTCTCCAGTGCTTGAGACCACACGGCATAGAGGCTTTTCACGAAAGGGCCGATGTTCTCCTCTGCCACCTCCATGCAGACGGTGACGTAGTCCTGACGGTTCTTGACGGGCTCGAATGAGTCCTTGTCGATCTTGAGATCCCCGTTCCCGGAGTTGTAGATGCACCTCTGAAAGCAGACCCATAGGCACCTCTCGATCTTCTCAGACGCGAAGCCGGAAACAAGGGCATCCTTCAGGAGCCTGGGGATCTCGACCCCGGACCCCAGGTCGACGCGCTTGGATTCCTCGAGGACGGCCTGGTAGAGCGCCTTCGCGTCCGAGAACGGAGCGGGAGCGACCTTGAGGACCGCTCCGCTCGGCAGTTTGACTTCCCGAAACTCCATTGCTTACTCCTTAGGTCAAGACCCTTGGTGCATTTGAGAACTTGATCGTGTACATCGCGATCGACTGTTCCGTCTCGCCCTCGGCGCTGGACTTGCCTTCGGGGATCTTCGTAAAGACCCCTCCAGACATGATGTAGGTGTCCGAGGTGATGTTCCCCTTGCCGTCGCCGATCTTCTTGATGAACTGGCCGATCAGGAGGACCGTTCCGGCGAAGTTGAGCTGCTGCTGGGTGAGGAGGTTGTTCAGGAACTGGTCGTCCTGAGATCCCCTGAGAACCCGGATCTTCACCTCGCACTGGCGGCCCGTGGTGTTGAACCCGTAGATCGAGTTTCCGTTTTTGCCGGTCTTGACGTTCGCGATGTCGTTCGGGAAGGTCAGCTCGACGTAGTTCTGATCGGCGAGCCCGGTGAAAACATAGTTGTTGATCGAGATCGTGTCCTGACCGGACAGAGCAATCTGTGACATTCGTCAGTCTCCTTATGCGTTGATGTTCACAATGACCGTTGAACTCTGCACTGCGCCAGCCTGCTTGAGCGCGATCTGCACGAGCGGGGCCTGTCTCGCGGCGCGGGACGCCTGAGACTGGGACGCCACGGGTACGGAGTAAATGTAGTATCCGCGCTGGGCGACGTTCGCGACGAGCTGGCTCTGGTTTCCGAAGGTCGTCGAGCTGTTCCACGACCCCGGAGCGCAGTAGGCGTTCGTGACGGCCTGCTCGCAGACCGCGCGGTATGCCCCCTTGAGCCCGTCCATTCCCTGCTCGGTCTGGGGGATCTTCGTCCCCGTCTGAGCGAGGTAGTTGAACCCTGCGACCTGGAGCGCCCCCTGGAACCAGAGGACGTTGTAGACCTGGTCGAAGAAGTTGTTCGCTCCGGATGTGAAGACCGCGCTCACGCCCTGGAGACTGACGTAGCAGTCCGCCCCGCAGACGGTGGCCTCGTTCAGGATCGTCTGGGTCATGTTCGGATCCGGGGATACCCCGGTAAGGACCTTCAGGTGCATCGTGGTGGTCGTGTTCGATCCGTTGAAGTTCACCGAGAGTCCGAGGCCCGCGTAGGAGGCGGACATCACGAGGGCGTTCAGAACTCCGCTCGATGAAGTGTCGCCGTAGTAGAGCATCCGGGTCTGGGTGTAGCTCGCCGCCGTGAGGACCGCGATCATACCAGTCGTGGCAGTGAGATCGGTCGAGGAGTTCGTCACGAGGAAGAGGATCTTGATCAGTGCCTGGACGACGGCCGCCGCAGCGGTCACGTCCGCGCTGGGGATGATCTGACCCGTTCCGCAGCTCTCGTTGACGAGGATGCCGAAGTACTGGACCAGGCCCGCCGTCCGGGTGATCGCCGGGCCGAGGGTCTCGCCAGCGACCGGAGTCGACGGAGTGACCGTGATCGAGGCCGAGCTCGCGTTCTCGAGCGTGTTCGCCGTGACGCCGAAGGTATGTCCTGCCCCGTAAACGCCGTAGCAGATGATCGTGAGCGCTTCTCCGATGATCGTTCCGACTACCTGGACCTGGGCAAGCCCCGTCATCGCCTGGAGCTTCGTCTGGATCGACGGAGTCGAGTCGTTCCAGTTGATCGAGGCCGAAGTGTTCGCGTTGTAGGTGATCTCGACCGCTCCGCTCGCAGCGATGTCCGAGAAGGTCAGGGTCTGCTGGGAGACCTGAAGGAGGACAATGACGAGCTGTCCGCCCCCAGTGAGGATGTTCGGCTGCTGGGAGAAGACCGCGTTTGCCATCGCGTAGGTCTTGCTCGAGGAGCCGAAGTCCGTTCCGACAGTGGTGGGAGTGAGGTACTGGGCATATCCCAGGGTTCCGCCGGACCAGCCGGTTGATACGACGGTCGCCGTCGGGGTCACGCCGAGGGAGTTCGTCCCGAAGGTGATCGCTGGGATCGCGCCGTAGATACCGGGCTGCGTGAGGGTCAGGCCGCCGGCCCCTGTGATCGTCCCGCTGACGACGATCTTCGAGCATCCCGATACCGCGTTGATCGCGTTCTGGATCGTCTGGACCGTGGCGTTGTAGGCGATCGACGAAGTTCCGAGGCCTCCGAAGTTGATGACGATTCCACCTGTCACGGCCGTTGCCGAGAACGTGATCGTCGCCGAGGCTGCCAGCGGCGCGTCGTCGGTGAAGAGGGCCAGGTTGCTCGTGTTGTAGCTCCCGACCCCTGGGCTCGCCTGCGAGACCGAGATCGTCACGATATTTGAGAGTGGTAGTTGCGACATGAGTCCCCCTATTGGTTCGTATCGACAGTGACGGTTGAAAACGTATTAAAGTACGGCGTCGCCTGCGTGTTATTGACCGCGTACTGCATGTTGACTGAAATCTTGTACCGATAGGGTATAGCAGCCCCGTCGATTTGGGAAAGGTTCACGAACCGCGACGACGGCGGGATCCGCCCGATCAGGAACCCGTTGGCCTCCTGCTGGGCCTGGGCGTAGTCGCTCATCAGCGCGAGGACGACGAACTCCTTGCGGTCCCTGGCCTCGGCGTCGCGGCTGATCACGTCGATGTCGATCGTCGCCATGACGTTGACGCTCTGAACGGAGTTCCCGCTCGAGTCGTGGACGGTGTTGTTCGCGAAGGGCTTGCAGGTCGGGACGGAGACGGCGACGTACATCCCCGAGTCCGTGGGCTGCATGATCTTCTGGTCCCAGAGGTAGACCCTGCCTGCCGGGAGGTCGATATTCTCTTCGAGGTAGGTCTGAATGATGTCGCAGAAGAGGAGGAGCGGGCCTCCGACGAGGATCGTCGAGGTCGCCTTCAGGCCCGCGTGGTCGGTGACCAGGACCGTGTCGATCAGGGCTTGTGGAGAGGACCCCACCGACGATGGAGCGGTGTACAGGCCGGTCGAGGAGCTGATCGTTCCACCGGCACCGTTGGGGAGGACGGAATAAGTATAAGGCGACGATCCCCCCGTGGCAGCGAAAGAGGAGGTCAATCCGGGTCCGACCGCAGTGAGGGTCTGGCTGAGGAGGAGGCTCATGGGCCGCTCCCGAGCCAGTCTTGGACACAGTGGTACTCGACGAACCCGTAAAGGGCGTAGTCCTTCCGGGACATGACGCGGGTCTGGACCCCGTTCCACTGGACGACATCATCGACCTGGAGCGTGAGCACCGGCTCAGCGTAAAGAGTGAACCACGTCCAGGCGCGCTGGCCCTCGGACTTCAAGAAGAGCTGGCGCTCCGTATAAGGTTGTATAAGGCCACGGAAGTTGATCTTCGCCCCGGTCTCGACGACCTGGAAGCCCTCCAGGGTCTTCGTCAGCTTCTCGAAGACCATGGGCTGGAAGTAGTCCTGCATGGCCCCGGAGACGTCCGGGAGGGAGCCGGACTGGAGATTCAGCGGGACGGCAGAGGCGTTCCGGATCGTGCTCATCCGTTGAACCTCTTTCGGATGTCGCCCTCGACGTCAGAGAGGATGGAGTTCCGTAGCTGGGTCGTGTCGACGAGTAACTGGCCCGCGTTGTTCGTGTAATCGGGATTCTTCCATGCGGGCCACTTACCGTTCCCGCCGGTGTTGAAGGCGTCAGCGATGCAGGCCTCGGCGGAAATTGCGACTCGGTTCATCCAAGGGATCACCGAGCCCTGCTTGAGTACCTCGGCGAGGGCGTCCTTGTCAAAGAGCTGCGCGCTCTCCATCTCCTTCTCGAGGTTCTCGGAGACGGGGACGCGGAGGAAGGACCGTTGCGGGAGCTTGCTCGTCCCGAACTCGTGGGCCGCTCCGACCTCGGCGTTCGTCGGTCCGTCCCTTCGGGCGTTGTTGTCCCCGATGATCCCGACTCTGGCGACGGGGGGCTTCGCCTTAAGCGCCTTGAGGAGCTGCTCCAATCCCTTGACGTTGTAGGTCTCGATCGCGTCGTCGCTCACGGGTAGACGCCTCCCGGATAGATGCAGATCCCGAAGAGGATCAGGATCGCGAAGAGGACGAAGAAGAGCCTCATGAATGGGTCCCTCCGCAGACGGAGAAGACCTGGCCGGTCAGCGCCGGGAGGATCATCTGGAGGTACATCGCCCCGTAGTTCGTCTTGGTCAGGAGCATCAGCTCCGGGTTGTCGATGATCCGCTGGGGGATCTGGAACCCTTCGGAGACGGCACCGACTGACTTATTATTCTGAGCCCAGTTGAACTGGCCAGACATCCCCTGGGAGCTGGCGCGGATCGAGAGCACCATGAGATGGGCGGTCAGGTAGAGGTACCCGAGGGTGAACGAGGTCTGGTCTGGGAAGAGGCCCTGGTTGATCTGGTACCCTGCGAGGTTGATGGCGTTCAGGATGTCCTGGTCGATGATCGCGACGTTCGGATCCGTCCCGTAAGGGAAGTCCCTCACGAACTGGGCCTTGAAGTCGGAGATCGCTGGGACGTTGTAAGCCATTGGGTCCTCTTTATAAGAACGCCCGAGGAATCGTGTCCCTCGGGCGCTCTAGGAGATCCGAGGGACGCTCAGTAACCCATGTAGTACATTTCGAGCGGCCGATAGGCGAGGACGCCCGTGAACTGACCGTAACCGGCGTTCTGGAACTGGAAGTTATCCAGCGAGTTCGCCAGGGTGTTGGTGTAGTCCAGCGGGATGTCCATGCGGACGGACGACTCGTCGTACTTCAGTAGGGTGTAGAGCCCGGTCGCAGCGAAGCTCGGGAGAGCGCCGCCAGCGTTCGAGGCCGACGCGTAAGCGAGCGGCAGGATCTTGAAGTTCTTGTTCCGGCACATGACCTGGAACCCCTCCTCGAGGAGCTGGAGATTCGACTTCACCGGGAACTGAGGAGACGTCTGAGCGGCCAAGCCGTTGTAGTCGTCTTCCGGGATGATGAAGTGGGTCGGCCATGCGGTGTAGTTACAGTTCTGGCGATACTTCTTGATCACCGTCTGCTGGAACGTCGCCATGTTCGTGTAAGACAGGCCCGAGAGGAGCGCCGTGATCGTGGTCGTGTCCTGGGTGACGCCGGCCTGGTTCAGGAGGCCCAGGCAGGAACCGCCCGTGCCGTTCTGACCGCGAGCGCCGAGGAACGCGACGCGCTGGATGCCGAGGTCCCAGTTCGTCTTGCGTGCCTTTTCCTTCTCAGCGACGAGGTCCCAGTTGCCGGACTTCGCGGCGAGCTCGAGGTCGAAGATGTTCCAACCGATGCCCTTGGCCCAGTTGTTGACCTTGATGTTCAGCGCGTCGACCGCAGCGTCGGCCTGTGAGAGCCGGTCGCCGTTGGAGCCGGTGTTCACGATGCCGGACTCGAAGATATCCGCTGCCTGGAACGAGCGGTAGGTCGTCAAGTTCGATGACCAAGTGCCCTCGCCGACCTTGATCGGGAGGTAGTCGGCCGGAGCGATCTCGAAGAACTTCTGCTCGGAGATCTTCTTGACGATCGTGGTGAGGGTCGTGATGTTCACCTCGTATCCGAGGGAGTTGCCGAAACGCGCGTTCATCACGCGCTGCCAATAGTCGGCGATCGCCTTTTCCTTCTTGTTGAGGACGATCGGCTCGCCCTTGCTGTTCGTGATGACAGGCTGCCTGAGTCTTTTGAGAGACATGATCTGTGTTCCTTTCCTGTTCTTGAGAACTTATGCGGTTGAGAATGTCGCGTTCGGGAGGATCATCACTCGGATGAGTCCGGCTGCGCTGCACCCGTCGAGCGCCCAACCCATGACGGTCGCCGTGCTCCCTGTCGCCTGGACGCCACCGACGTAGGTGTAGTCGAGGCAGGCTCGGGCCATCTGCGTGATCGCGCCAGTCGCCCAGCACCAGACCACCGACCCGAACATCGCGACTTCGAGGTTCTGGCCAGCGGTGTACTGGACGTCCTTCACGTTGAAGACCGCGAAGCCGATCGCGGAGTCCGCGTTCGCCGTGCAGGGGGCGACCTTCGGGATTCCTCCGGTCGTTGCCGCTACGATCTTGACCGCCTGGCCTGGGTAGATCTGGGTCGTGACGCTTGAGTCCACCTGGCAGGAGATGATGTTCGTCGACCCCACTCTCATGTCGACGACGCCGACCATGGAGTTCTGCGCGAGCTGGTTTTGGGTCTGGCCCGTCTCGGTCGCGACCGTCAGCTGCGAGCTGTTCGTGGTGACGTTCGAGTTGCCGGTGTCGGTGACCACCACGACGTAGTAGTAGGTCGTACCAGGGGTGAGGCCTGAGTCCAGGAGGGTGAGGGCCGTCGCTCCGGAGACGAGGTTTCCGGCTCCAGGGCTGAAGCCGTTCGTCGTCGAGCGGTACCACTGGTAGGTGTAGGGGCTTGATCCGCCGGTAGCCGCCGCGCTCGAGAGAGAAGCGGTCGTTTGTCCGACGAGGACCTTGCTAAGTGCGCCTGCTGCAAAGCTCATATTCTATTGTCCTTTCCTTTTGTCCGTTGAAATTCGTTCAGGCCGAGCCGTACTTGGCCTTGCCTCGGGCGACCTGGTCCATCGATGTCTCGATGCGGATCGGTTCCTCTGCGTCGGCGCGGAGGTGGGCGTTCTTCAGGGCTGCTGCCTTAGCCTTCGCCACTTCCTTGTCCTGCTCGTTCTTCTTCTTCTTCTCGGGCATCGGAGCCTCGACGTCGTCCTCTTCGTTGTCTAGAGACTCGTCGCCACCGCGGTCACCGACGGCCTTCACGCCTTCTTCGATCGCCTCTTCGGCGTTCTCCTTGACGTCCTCGACGTCGACGGAGGGCTCGCCTTCGCCAGCGTTCTCCTTCATCTTGTTCTGCATCTCGATGTGCTTCTTGACGAGGTCATTGACGCTCATCTCGTCGTCGCCGACCTTGACCATGTGGTCGCCGTTGGCGTAGCCGTTCATGTTCTGTATCGCGTCGAACTGGGCGACGACGTCCGAGAGGAGCATCTCCTTCTTGGACTTCGGTAGCTCGATCATCATGCTCTCGAAGTCAGCCGAGTTCTCGACCTTCTGCCGCTTGAATAACTTGAATGCCATTTTAGTCTCCTTTTCCTTTGAGTTGGTCAGCCGACTGAGTTCGACTTCCTTCTCACCGTTGTACTTCTTGAACTCCTCGGGAGTCAGGATCATCGACTCCTCGTAACGGGGGTTTCGGACGATCGCGAGGTGCTCGTACTCCCCGCCCGTAACTTCTTTTAGGTACTCGACGCCGTGCCAGAGCCCTCCGCCGGAGAACGACTTCGGGACGTAGGCGTTCGAGAGCTTCCACCCCATGCGGATGGCTTCCTTCGCTCGGTCGCTGATCGCGACGAACTTCACCCAGTTCTTGCCGTCGGCCTTGTTGAAGAACGACTCAACGACGACGCCGTCCATCTGCTCCTGGAGGTTCTCGAGGTCAACCTCGTCGACGTGATCGACGTAGACGGGCTTGCCGGCGAACGTCGGGTTCATGTTCTTGATCGTGTCCTCGCCGATGAGGATCCGGTACGGAGTCTGGTTCGGCTCGGCGTACTCGGCGACGCCCTCGACCATGTGCAGCCCGTAGTAAACCTGCGGAAGTGAATTGGCGTTCGCGAACTTTCGGGTCACGGCAGGAGGCTCACCGTCAGGTATCCGCTCGAGGCATCCGCTCCCTCGGCGATCGCTGCGATCCGGACTCCGGACGGCGCGATGTTGATGCTTCCGAGGTCGACGACGATCGACGTTCCCTTGGCCGCGCAGACGAGGTCGACTTCAGACCCCGCCCCGCCGATAGCGATGGCGACGTTCTGGTCGCAGGAATTGGCGATCACGATCTTCGTCGTTCCGAACGGGGTAGCCGAGAAAACTTGTGAGTAGGAGCTGTGAGAGATTCCTGAGCCTGCTACCGTAGCGATTGCGGTGTGATTCGCTGCCATGTACCCTCGCGAGGACTATATCGGATGAATCTGATTCGACTATGAGGCACGAATTCACTTTTCGCTAGACAGTAAATATTGCCGGAAGATTCTGCCGGATCAGACGCGGTCGTCCTTGCGTCCCGGCTGGTATCCGACGAGGGGTCGAGCGAAGCAACGGCAGTTGTAGTCCTGCCCTGGGTTGTTCCTTCGGACGGGCGTTCCCGGCTGCGTGGTGATCGGAGGGTCGTCCCAGCGGAAGACCTTCCCTTCGAGGGCGCGGTGCCACGGGCGGACGGGATGGTTCTTCGATCCGGTCACGCAGCCCCACTTGTAGTATTCGACGCCGGCGGACTGGTAGCGCGTCTGCTTGAACTTCGTCATCAGGAGCGAGGTCTCCTGTCGCGCGAGGAACTTCGCCTTGTTCGCAGTGACCCCGTAGCTGTCCTGGATCGTCTGGATCATCGACTCCCTCCGGTTCCCTGAGAAGGCCGTTCTCATGACGTTCTGACGGAGCTCCTTGATCTCCTTCTCGGCGAACTCCTGGACCCAGAGCTGCATGTTCTCGCCCCACTCCAAGGCGATCCTCTGCCTCTGATGGGCGGAGAGCTTCGGGGCGATCGTGATCCCCTTGACCGAGGAATGGAAGTCCCGGTCCACCTTCCAGAGGGCGCGATCAAAGTGCTTTTCGACGGAGAGCTTTTCGGAGAGCTCCTTCGGCGAGAGCTGGGAAAGACGGGCATCGATCTTCTCGAGCTTCTCCTGGAACCGATGCTCGCTCGCCTTGACCGCGGATCGGACCGCGTAGGGGAGTTCGCGCTCGGTGATTTTGAACGACCCTGATGAGCGGTCGAACGTCGCGCCAAGACCCTTGAGCTCCTTCGAGAGCGTGGCGTTGAACGACCCCGAGAACCGGCCCTTCGCGTAGGTGATCCGACCATCCTGAAGCGCCTTGACGAGACTCTCTAAGGAATTCTTCATAACTTTCGAAGGCTCGGAGATCTCCCGGAGGATCGGGACGTACAGGAGCTTTCGGAACAGATCGCGGATCGCCTTCTCGACGGCGTCCCAGTCGTCAGGCGTTTCCTTGATGGGCCGTAGAAACGTAGCCATCGAATCCCCTCCTAATCTCTAAGTCAGCTGCGACCTGCTCGCTCAAGATCCGAGTGATGTCCTTCCCCTCGCGGACTTCTCCCTCGTCAATCCCCGGACAGATCTCCTTGAGCTTGCTCCAGCGATCGGCGGCCATGTTCTCAGGCCAGAACGGGAAGCTCCGGCACTGGAGCGGCCTGGCCTGGTAAACGCCGCACTTCCCGTCCTTGAGGAAGACGCAGCCCTTCTCGTTCGTCTTGAGGAACCACTGCGAGGTCTCCCCACGAGTGAACCTCGTCGAAGTGAAACGGCCAAAGCTCGCGAATTCGGTCGGGCTCTTCGCCCCGAGGAAGAACCCGAGGCGGATCATGTCCGACTTCGTCAGAAAGATGTAGGATCGGTCCCCCCCCCAGGAAAGCTTGCAGCACCGTCCTGCGCACGACTCTTGGCACTCGAATCTCATCATAACCTCTTATAGCTCCAGGTGAAGCCGGCGTCATCTTCTCCTGGATTGTGGATCAGCGCCATTCGGTCGTCCCAGTGGGAATGGAGCCGGCAGCACTCGAGGGGAACCCAGTTCCGGAGGTCCTCGGGATTGGGACGGAGCCTGAGCGTCTTGACGACGACGTCCGGATAGCACTTGGCGATCCAGCTCGGTCCGGAGTCGACTCCGATGAACATCCGTGCCTTCGAGATCGCCTCGGCGAGCTCCCAGAGCCCTCCGATCCCGATCCGGGGGGGGCGTGGGAGCGGGTACTTCCAGTCGTCATCAAGGCCGATCCACCGGACCGCGTCCCCGTACTTATCGAGGACGTGACGGACGACGTACTCGGGCATCGTCCCATGGCTCTTGCCCTGGGTATGCAGGATGATCTCTAACCTCTGATGGAACGGGAACTCCTCGAACCGATAGAGCCTGGGGCGGTTCAACTTGACCGTATAGGAGAAGTGACGGGCGTGGGCCTCGGCGTTGCAGAGATAGACGGTCCTCTCGCGGTATTGGGCGGGATTGTCGGTGCAGTGGAGCTGCCAGAGGTCGATCTTCCGCTCGATCTGGAGCTTCTCTTCGAGATCGGCTGCTCCTCGGATGACGTAGGGATTGAAGTCAAAGACCCAGTGATCGTTGAGGTCGACGAGCTTCTGTCCCGTGTGCTTGAAGTAGTTCTCCGGGACGCTCGTGAACTGGACGGCGTCTCCGATCCCGATCGTCTTCCTGACGGAGATCCCGATCACGTCAGGGGCACCGGTGGGAGGACCTGGACGATCCCGTTCGCCCGGAAGTAAATCGTGCTCCCGGACTGGACGATCTTCGTCAGGATGTCCTTGTTCGGCCCGACATTGCAGGCCGCTGTGTCAGTCGTCCCCAGGGCAAGCGTGAACTGGCCCAAGTTCGCCGTGACGATCGTGTGCTGGGAGTTCGGGAACGAGACGACGACTCCTCCCGGCCCGAGGATGTAGCTCGTGAATGTCGCCCCCGTGATGTCGAACGGCGCTCCGGTTGTCCCGTCCTGGGCCGTGAGGTTGAGGGTCGCCGTGTCGCCTTGGGTGAATGTGATCATGTTTGCACCAGAGTGGCCTTGAGGGACTGGCCGGTTATCACTGCCGATGAATAGACGTTCGTGATCGACGTCCCCGTTCCGGTCTGGAACGCCTGGAAGACCTCGCCCGCAGGAGCACGCGTCGTGTCGAGCGTCATGTAGGTGTTGCTCGTGTACGAGGCGATCGCCACGACGTACTGCTTGTCGAGCGTCCCCGAGTAGGACCCATAGTATACGCCCCCGAGGACATGGATCATATCGACCTGGGTGACGAGGCTCGGAGATCCCGAGGAAACATCGTAGACGCTCCCGGCGATGTAGAGGTTGCTCGCCAGGTCGTAAGCCCCGTAGTTGAACGCGAGAGTGGTAACGCTGGATTGGGAGTTGTAGCACTGGCCGACCGGTCCACGGGTCGTATCGACCGTCGAGTAGGTATTGTCCGTGTAGACAAGAATGACCGCGAGGTAGACCTTGTTCGACGCCCCGGTGTAGATCCCCGAGTAGACTCCGAAGGCGTCGTTCGCGAGGTTCACCGTCCCGAGGAGCGATGCCGATCCGGTCGTCACGTCATAGATCGTGGCTAGGACGTAGAGTCCTGTGTTCTGGTCCCAGGTCGGATAGCTCAGGCTGAAGGCATGTGCTCCATCGATGATCTGCATTTTACCTCGCGCTGTTCAGGACGATCTTGTGCCACCACCGATCGACGTCGAGCTGCTGGCCCGATCCACCGGCGGTCGCGGTCTTCACGATCCCTAAGTACGGGAAGATCGTTTGAGACGTCGTCGGCAGGTTGGTCGTGATCGCGTTGGTCTGGGTGACTCCAGCGACCTGGGCTGAGACGCTCGTATCGGCTGCGTTCATGGTCATCCCGAAACGAAGCCATCCTCCTGCCGTGATCGCCGTGCTCGTGACCTGGATCGAATGGCTACTGCTCGTCGACGCCTCGTACATGAGGTAGTTGCCAACCGTGAAGGTCAGTGTGTCCGAGGCCCCGCATCCGGATCCGTTGGTCACCTGATTGAGCGTCAGTGTCGAACCGGCACCGACAGGAGCGACCGATACCGTCGTGTTCGCCTGGAAGCATCCCTTCGAGTCGGTGACTGCCATTCCCGTCTGAATGCTCGATGTATCAAGAACCGTCGTGCAGCTCCCCAGGTTCGTTATCGAAGCCGAGCTGTTCGTGCTCGTGCTGGAGCAGGTGAACGTCTGAGGCCGGTAGTACCGGAAATAGAAGCCCGCGTCCGTGTCGGTCGCCGCCGAACCGAGCGATGACCTCAGAAGTCCGATGATCGCATTGTACTCCTCGGTTGAAGTCGAAAGATTGGGGAACCGGACGATCGCCTCCCATTGGAACGATGCCGCTCCAGGAAGAAAGGTCGACGGGCTCTTCCTGATCGCGATTTGAGCGTTCGTCGCCGTTGTTCCAGTGTCCATTCTGACAATGCCCGGATGATTCTGATCGCTTACACTCGTGCTGAATGCCGTTCCTGTACCGGCCCCCTTGTTAGTGACGAAGTTCGTATCTCCGACCGAGAATGTCGAAACCGTGTCACCGGTAAACTCATCGACGAGCGTAATGATTTGATTGTCCCCGTAAGGATCTTCCCATACTGGATTCTGCGAGCTATTTTCGGTGAGGAGCTGCCCTTCCAGTCCTTTCGCAAGCCGCGTCGGCGTTCCGCTTGCACCACCGTAGATCAGGTCACCGGCTGATGTCGCGACCGTCTCAAACAAGGTAATGAACGTATTCGCCACGGATGCGACGGACCACGTTCCCGATGATACGCTCGGGTATCCGGTAGACGCATGGGTGTCGATGCCGGTACCGCCATAGGTCGGAGCGACGGCGGTGCCGTTCCAAGTGCCAGAAGTGACGGTTCCTACGGTCGCGAGGTTCGATAGAGAAGTCAGGCTCGTATTGCTCGATGCCGTGATGTTCGTCGCGTTCCCAGAAAGTGCTCCCGAGAACGTCGTAGTTGAAAGAGTGTTGGTCGACGGGTTGAACGTCAGTCCGGTAGCGGTATCAATACCCTGATTGCTGCTCGAGGACGATCCAACGAACGTCGGATAGAAAGTCGAGTTCGTCGAGTTCGTCGCTGTCGTCGCGACATTGGTAGCGTTCGATGCCGTCCCCGTGAGGGCTGCCGTGATCGTTCCTGCGGTGAAGTTTCCGGAGCTGTCCCTTTCGACGAGAGTCGAGGTGGTATTCGCGCTCGCGTATCCCAGGCTCGCTAGATTGCTCGATGAGTCCGTGACGACGGCCTGTGATGCGCTCAGACCTGAGAAGTTGACGGTGCTCGTTGCGGATAGGGTTCCGGTGACGGAGAGGCCCGCGTTCCCGTACACAGCGCTCGACGGCATGTACCAGTGGACGTCCCACCCCCCGTTGGTCGTCGAGTTATCGGTGCAGGTGACCTCGAGGAACGATCCTGACTGCATCGTCGTGATTGCGCCCGCTCCGTTGTTCTGAATGGTCACGACGCCGGTGCTATTGTTGTTGAACTGGAATCGGCTTCCGTTGATGAGGGTCGTCGCGTCCGGGAGCTTGAACGTGACCGTCGAACTTCCCGTGACCTTCTGGATCTGTCCGCTTCCAGCGTTCATCGAAACTGTTTGGCCCGACGATACGATGGTCGTCGACGTCCCATCGACGCGGTTGAAGGTGCTGTTCCCGTTGCTGTCCCTCGAGGCGATGCTCGATCCGTTGTTGCTCGACGTGTAGAGCATCGATGCCGCGTTCTTGCTCGAGTCGGTCACCATAGCCTGGGATGCGCTCAGAGAGCTGAAGTTCGGAGCGGTCGAGAACGTCTTCGCTCCTGAGATCGTCTGGCTTCCGTTCGTGAGAAGTCCCGGATGGGTAGCGTCCTCGGGCTGCAACGTGATGACGCCAGAGGAAATGCTCGCGCCGTTCGCTGATGGGGATGACCCAACCGCTGCGAACGATATCGTCGACTGCTTCCCGTTGAAGGTCGTCCAGTCAGAAGATGACAGGCATCCCGCGACTGATCCGGTGGCTACGCTGCAGGAGACCATTCCTCCGGTATTAACCAGAGGTGACGAGAACGAGAGCGATGACTGTTTCCCGTTGAACGTGCTCCAGTCCGTCGATGAGAGGCATCCCGCCTGGGATCCGCTCGCAGACTGGCATCCGATGTTGATCCCGCTCTTGGTTAGCGGAGAGTTGAAGTTATAGATCGGAGGCGGGGTGTCCGCGTAAGCGAGGCATGAGAGGAGGGCGAGGAGCGCTGCGAGTCTTTTCATTTCCGTTTCTCCAGGAGTCCTTTCCTCTCAAGATACGCGACGATGAACAGGAGCACGAGCCCATTGCCGAGGAGGTTCGCGGTCAGGAATGCCATCGTCCAGTCGACCCATCCCATGTCGCTCATTCGGCGACCTTCCCGAGCTTCTCGTCAAGCTCTCGTTCCTTGTAATCATAGATCGCGGGGTCCGCCATTGCCTTGACGATCTCGCGGTTCTCGTCGTTCAGGAAGACGAGGTTCGGCATGTCCATCTGGGCCCGATACTGCTTAGCCAGATCGGACGGCACGGCCCTTTGGAGCTTGTCTCGGCAGCACTTTTTGAACTTCTTTCCGCTCAGGCACGGACACGGCCGGTTCGGCGGTAGCCGAAGCAGGGGATTCCACTCGCAGCCTGGCCTCGGGGCTATGAAGCACCGACCTTCGCTGGGCGTCTCGCTCCTCGGGAGAGTCATTGATGGCGCGGGTGACTCCGCGCTGTCGGTCAAGGAATTGTTGTTCCCGAGCTCGGTACTCTTCTTCTCTTCGCTTTCGTTCATTCGCTTCGGCCTCGTACTTTTCAAGTTTGCTGTCCAGGGTCCTGATCGCGATCCCGAGGGCCTGGGACGTCGCCGTCTTGTTCCCCTGGTAGAACGCGAACGCCTTGATGATCACTTGCTGCTCGATCGCCTCGAGCGTTACTCCTGGGGACCATAAGATCTGCTCCGTCATCCGAACTTCCCTCCCTGTTTCTTGTACCACCATGTCACGAACTGCCATCGGACCTCGCCGAGAGCGGCTTGGCTCGCGTCCTTCGCCTTCTTCCAAAGTGCCTCGTCGACGAGCCCTGGGTTCTCGAAGAGATGCTGTCTCCTGGGATCGATCCAATCATCCCCACCGTCGGCCTCGTAGGAGGCGCGGTCGAACTGGGAGGAGTTGAGCATGCGGATGAACTTCTCCATCGGCCCGTAGGCGTTGAACTTTTGACCCGTCTTGGCCTCGATGTCCGTGGGAACCCGAGGCGTTCGGGTATCGACACGGTTCGCCCCTGGATCGACGGAGTCGGTCGTATCCGTGGGGTCGTGGGTCCCTTCCTCGACGGCCTCCTCTATCGATGGGTCGGAGACGTCAATCGAGTCCTGAGCCGTGTCGAGCTTGATGTCAAACAAGTTTCCCTTGTTGCAGGCGTCCCGATACTCTTGCATACTTATGCGTCCGGCTGCGGCTGCGGCCTCGAGGCGGGCGAACTTCTTCTCCTTGACCGTCTCCTCGTCGATCGCCGATAAGACGCGCAAGGGCTTGAACTCGATCTCGAGGTCGTCCGGGATGAACCCGAAAAGTTTTTGACACTTGATCTCGATCACCCGGAGGATGTCGAACTTGAGCTTGTTCCTGACCTGGCTCTCGACCATGGAGTTGTAGTTCTCCATGTCGTTCTGGTCGGCGTTCCCGAGCCCGGTGGCCTCGGAGGATCCGAAGAGCTTGGTCGCGGGCATCCGGAGATCGGCGCAGACCTGCTTCCTAATCCCGGCCTGGGCCTCGGCGAGACCGGCGAACGAGAGCTGCTTGTGGTCCCAGTCGTCCTCGGTGTCCATGACGACCGCGTTCTGATAGTTCTTCTGCCAGTTGGCGAGCTGGATCCGTTGCTTGACCTGGTTGCTCCCGGCCGGCATGAGGAGCGTCGAGACGAGGTTCTTGATCTTGTAGACGTCGATCTTGAACTCGTCGAGGACCTCGAACGTGAGGTCGGTGGCCTTCAAGTACTGGTTGATCGACCGGACGAGGACTTCGACCACGGAGAATCCCCAGCCCCGGAGGCGGGGACGGATGAAGCTCGGTGCTTGGATCCCCTTCAGCCGCATCACGCGGGACTTGTGGACCTTCTCGGCGTAGTAGTCGTAGAACTCAAATTCCTCGGTCTGGATCTCGGGGTCGTAGCCTTCGGTGTTCTGCTTGTCCCAGAACAGCTCCCACATATCGACGGCCCGGAGCTGGAGCTCCGTGTCCCGTGTGATCGAGGTCAAGTCGAGCGGAGTCTCCGGGTCCTGGTCACCCACGATGATCAGGACGCCAGCGCCGCCGTAGAGGCGGTTCCACTTCGCGGCCTGGGCAAGCGTGCCGAGGTCGTCATCCCGGTCCATGGAGTCCTTCAGTTCCTTGATCTGGTTCTCGTCGATGAGCTTCGACTTGATCTCGACGCCGCCTCTCATGCCGTCATCGATCGGGACGTCGACGATAGTCTGGATCAGGCCGATCTCGACGTAGAGCTCCGAGAGGAGCTGGCGGAGGTTCGAGACGAGGAACCAGCGGAGGTTCTTGAAGAGCGTGCCGGTCTCTGAGACGGTCTCTCCTCCGCCGGCGACGTTGAAACCCGGGAGGCCGAAGGCGTTCTGTCCGAAGCCGATCGCGTCCGAGAGACCGTTGTCGATCTTCTCGTTCTCGAACTTCATGACCTCCGGGCGTTCGGTTCCGGTAGCCTTCGGTGTTTTCGCTCGTGCCATGGGTTCCCCTTACAGTACCGCCGCGATCGAGAGAGCGCAGCTCAGGTCGTTGAATGCTCCGGAAAGTACGTCGACGATATCATCGTGCTTGCCCTCGGGAAAGTTCTCCGTCTCCCCGAAGAACTCATCGTTCCAGTCCGCGCGCAAGACCCGAATATTCCTCGCCTCGCACTGCGCCGATACTGGCTTCGCTCGGGTGACCTTGTCCTTCGGCATCGTCTCGACGTGGACGTTGTACCCGGCGAGCATCCGGATGAAGTGCTCCGCCTCGGCCACGCCCGCGCTCCCTGGGTCTTGCTGGCTCTTGATCTTGCAGACCTGCCCGTCGTGAGAGGCCACGGCCTTGATCAGCTTCTCGACCTGGCCCGGCGTGTCGCGGATGGACTTGAGGTCGGCGACAAGGAAGGTGTTATCCGGATACCGGAGGAGCTTGAGCCCTCGGGTCCAGTCGGGGTCCTTGTTCCCCTCGTGGGGCTTCGTGGCGGCGCGGTCCCAGAACCGGATCGCCGAGATCCACCCGGAGGGGATCGCGTCGACCACGGTGAACCATTCTCGTTGGAACATCATTCCCGCGGTGGCGCGGACGTTCCAGTTCCCCCCGAGGAGGCGGAGCCTCTCGACCCGGGAGAGGGCCTTAAGATTCGCGAGGTAGGCCGGGTCCTTCTCCATGAGGATCTTGTTGTCGTAGACGGTCGAGGGGATAAACGTAAACGACTTCGGGAGCTCGTCGTCACCGTACCGGTCGATCAGCTCCTGGCGTGAGCTGCCCCAGATGATCGTGTCCTCCCGGCGGATGAACCAGCGGATGACCCCTGACCTCTCGGGGATCGGATACCCTTCCTTGTCGATCCACCAGTCGATCAGGTTCCGGACGAACGAGTCGACGTCGGGGTTGCAGGTCGCGCGGATGTACCCCGGGACGCCCGAGGTCGAGCGGTTGCGGGACATCATGTAAAAGAATTGATACTCCGTGAAGTGGGTCAGCTCGTCGAACCCGATCATCGGGATCTGAGCTCCATGCCAGTCCAGGACGGACTTCTCGTGCTCGAGGTGGGCGAACTTCACCCGGCATAGGGAGGGGAACGTCCACTCGAGAGCAGCCTCCCTGGGGTGCCCCCCGAGGTGGGAATAGATCCCCATGGACTCGTCCCAGAGGCCGCCCTGGTTCCTGACCTGGGTCGAGTTCCTCCGGAAGATGACGGCACCGAACTTCGAGTTCTCGTAGTGGCGGAGGGGATCGAGGAGGAGGCCGAAGCTCTTTCCGCCACCGGCAGCGCCCCCATAGATCGCGATGTCCGCGGGAGTCGAGAGGAAGGCGGTCTGCGGACCGGCCTGGGGCTCGATCCGGATGACTTCGGGCTCAATCTCCAGGGCCGCTCCCATCACTCTTCAGGAGCCTCGCGGCCGTTCGCCGGGAGAGTCACGATGACCTGGGCGGGGACGCTCCCGGAGTGGTGGACCTCGTCCTTCACCTTTCCGACGAGCCGGTTCAGGAGGACGTCGAGCGCGTGCATGTCGCCTTTCGAGATGATCTTGATCGCCACCGAGGCGAGCATGACCTGGATCACGGAGGAGTTCGGGGCCTTGGCCAGGGACTTGAGCTCCTCGACGTTGTTCTTGATGATCAGGTTGGCGACCTCGGAGAGCTCCTGCTTCGTCAGGTGCTTGATGCGCTTCAGGTCCTGGTCGTGGATCTTCCCACCGAGGGGATTCCCGCTCTGTCCCTTCTTGAACTGGTACTCCTTGGGCGGTTGGTTCCTGGGCACTATGACGCCCTGCGGTTTCGCTGAGAGGCAGGCATAGATCGAAGCTAAGCGCTCGGCCGGTCGGAGCGCAAGGGAATTCCTGCCGGTCGTTTCTGCCGGGTGGGAGTCGAAGCCCCTCCGATCCCGTCCTTGGGTCGGAGGCGGCCTATCAGGATCATTTCCGAGACATGGAGTGAGGCGCGGGAGAGAGTCCGGCCTCGAGGGTAGTGTGTCACCTTTGCCTGGGGATGAAAAGATCTTTCTGAGGGAGGGGGACCTGGCGGATGACGTCCTCAACCGAGGTAGCGACGATCGTGTTCCCACCGCAGGACTTCCAGGCGGCGAAGAACTCCTGCTGGCTGGGGCGGAGCTTCTCTCCGGGACGCTTCACTTCGATGAACCAGACGTCCCCTCGTCCGTCGGGCTGGCGGATGATCACGAGGAGGTCAGGGATCCCGGTAGAGGCGTTCTCCCGTCCGGGGATGACGTTGACGGAGATCTTCCGGACGTAGATCCCAGGGATCGACCGGAGGTGGGCGATGATCGCCCGTTGGATATCTGCCTCGAGCAGCTCGCCCGGTTGACGAAGAGCCCTCATGCCTGAGACTATGACACGTTTCGGCGAAGTTGACTATACTGCGTTGCGTTGGAGGAGGACGAACCAGCCGGAGGCCAGCGTATCGGTGATGATCCGCACGCGACGCTTCAGGACCCAGCACTTGAGGATCCGGGCGTACTCCTCGGGGCTACGGCCCCAGGTCCCGTTGTGGTGGGTCGGGTCGCTCTCCTCGCAGAGGAGGATCAAAGCGCTGGGCTTCGTGATCCGGAGGATCTCCTTGGCGGCGGAGTCCAGCTCAGCGTCGGTCAGGTGCTGGAGGACGGTGAAGCTCAGGAGCAGGTCGGCGAGCCCGTCGATCAGTCCCGTGTCCGCGAGGGAGGGGACGTTCCGGACCGTCGCCCTGGGCCAGCACTGCTCGGCGAGAGCGGCGAGCTTCGGATCCCGTTCGACTCCCGTCACATGGGCGGCGAACTCCATCAGGACCGGGAGGTTCCTCCCGTACCCGCAACCGAAATCGACCGCGTTCCCGCAGAACCCAGTGAGCATGCTCCGGATCTGCTGATGCTCGAGGTAGGTCCAGGCGATCATCCTCCGGGGGCGGTCCTCCCAGAGGCCGTCCAGGTCCCCTCCCGGTTCGCTCTTGTCGCTGTCGATATGACCCTGCTCCGTCCAGTGAACGGGGATCCACTCCGAGCCGTTGAAGATCGCCCCGTGGAGCGGCCACGCCCCGCCGCCGTCGAGCGCATAGATCCGGGCCATCCGCCCGTCCCGTGTCGCGTAGGTCTTCGCCTGGAAAAATAATTTCTTGTCCTTCATGTCGTGATGATCTCCTGCTTCCAGTCATCGGTTCCGCACTTACTCCAGACCGTCCCATCGTCGCAGAGGGCGAAGATGATCCCGTCGGTCTTCGACGTGTACGGCTTTCCGGACTCGATGGGTCCGGCCTCCGTGACGGAGCTGTTTCCGGGAATGAGCTGAATCACTTTTCTTGTCGGTGGCATGTCGTGGTCTCCTCGTTTAGTGCGTAACCCGGCTATCGCGATTCGTCCACGCGGTCTTTCGCCCCTCGTAGAGATCCTCGCGCCTTGCCTTCGACCGGAGCGCCCGGAGGTGCTCGGAGCACCGCGTCCGCCCCTGGTCAACCAAGCGGATGATCACGAACTCCCGCCCGCAGACGACGCACTTCCGCGTCCGGCAGGGCGTGCAGAACCCAGAGTTATGCCCCGTGACCTCGGCGCACCCCTCCCTCATGCATGGGTATTTCTCAGCCATCTCTTACCCCCTCTCGAATCTCAGTCCGGCATGTAGGACCGCTCAGCGCAGCACTCGCTCAGCCCGCACTCGGAACAAAACCCGGCGTGCTCCCGGCAGCTCAGACAAATATCGATGTCGACGTCCTTGTCGAAGACGCACTCGTGCTCGTCGTTCTCAGACACCGGATGCCTCGCTCTCTCGTTTCCAGTTCGATCCACCGTCGAGGAATCGGACGTTGCTCGCGATGATCTCGAACCCAGACGCCGCCTGATGGAGCCGCCCATCGACGTAGACCACCGACCCGCACTTCAGGTACTTCTGGCAGCTCTCGGCCGCCTTCCCGTTGATGACGATCATGTGATAGGTCGCCTCCGTTGCGACCCCGTCCTGTCTCGTCGTGACGACGACCATCCGTGCCGTTGACTTCCCGTTCAGGTCCTTCTCGATCACCGGATCACTGCTGACCCGCCCCACTAGAATCACTTGGTTGACCACTCGCCGCCCCCAATGAGTTCGTCGATGAACTCGTCCATTGCCTTCATGAAACGGGCGTGCGCGGGTTTCGCCTCGTCTATCGTTTTCGTGCATGTGTTCAGGACCATCGCGCGGTGAAGCTCTCGAGCCTTCTCCCTGATCCTTTTGGCGTGACCGAGGTCACCCCGCTTGATGGCCGCCAAGAGGTCGGCCCGCATCATCTCCAGGATTTGTCGCCTGAACTCCCTCACGGCGAGCCCTTGCTTGATCCCCCTGGAGGATGACTTTGCTGCTTCATCTTGAGTTCGTGAAAGACGACTTCGGGTCGTCGCTTGGATACGGTCGCGAGGAACTCCTCGAGATCGGTGGCCTTGAGCTGGCCTAATCGGTCGATGCCGAATCGGAGCTTCGCGTATTCGATCACCTGGGGGCTGCCCCAGTTGTTCCCGTTCGCCGCGATATGGATCTTTTCCGCTTCGATCTTTGAGATCGTAGCTGCTTGAGGTTCCACTCGAGTACCCCCGGAATCCCAGGGCTGAGGAGCCGGATCAGTTGCTCCATCAGCTTTTCGCGGGAGAGCCCACGCCGGGAGGGGGGGCGGGACCCAGTAGAACGTTTCGTTTTCTTTTGTCTTGCCGTAGCGTGCTCCTTTGGTTCCTTGCGGGACGATCTTCGCCCAGCCTTCTTCGACGTTATAGAGATAGCGACCGGGTCCCCAGAGGACGGCCGCGCGCTTCAGGGCTCCGGAGATACCCCCCTTGAACGGTTCGAAGTCGGTCTGCTCCGCGCCGTCGACCTTCTCGACCCATTCGTCGCCGAACTTGACTCCGAGCGCGCAGAGGACTCCGGAGCTATGAATCTCGTACCGGACGCGCCAGTGGGCCGGGCCGAAGACCTCGTCGAAGCGGTCCATGATCGCTCGGGCCTCAACGTAGGCCAAGCACTTGGCCCAGACGCCCTGTTGGTTCTTCCCGCATTGTCCGATCCGCCATTCGATGGCGTCCTCGGGGAACGGCGCTTGCAGCGCCTTCTTCAGATCAGTGCTCATTTGCGTACTTCCTTCCTCCCGGCGACGTGTGCCAGGATCGCTTGAATGGCCTTCTCCTTGGCTTGCTCCGCGTCTCCTCCCGCGCGGACGGGATTACACTTCGGGCAGGGCTCGATCACGACCTCATCGATCATCTCGTCGTAGACGAGCATGTCGAGGCCGAAGCAATAGGTGCAGCCCTGCTTCATCTCCGGACTCCGTTCATCAGGCAGGCCGTGATCACGTTCTGGGAGTCCTCGACGATCTCTCGGGTGGCCTCGGACTGAGGGAGCGCGATCGCCCGGATCAGCTCGCAAGCCACCCGGAGGAGCGCGTCCCGTTCGTTCCGGAGAAGTTCGGGATCGTGGATCCCGACCATGGAGTTCACGCAGAGGACGATCCGCTTGGCCGCTTCCCGGTCGCAGTCGAGCGTGATCTCGGAGGCAGGGACCTCGCAGACCAAGGCGTTGTTCCGGTCCCGGATCGCGATCGTCCCGTCATCGGGCCTCTCCTCGAGCGTCCAGGGCTCGGGAAGATAGAGCGGGATCGGATCCCTCGGGCGGAACGGGGCCAGAATCTGACGAACGAACGGATGGACGTTGTCGGTCATGACTCGAACCTTTCGCCCAGTCGCTTCGTCAAGGCGATCCGGACGGCCCGCTCGTAACTGAACCCCTGACCGCCAAAGGTCTGCGGGAGGTACTGGAGCGCGTCTTTCATCAGCTTCGATCCGCCGGGCGCGCGAATATAGCCGATAACTCGATCTTTCCCACCGAGGACCTTGAGCTTATCTCCGCGCCGATTGATGAAAAGCAGGAGATCCCCGTCCGTGAGTTTTTCGACATCGATCCCGAGTTCCTTCGCCGAGAGGGCGGCCAAGCCCTGATGCCCCAGCCCCATGTGAACCCCTTCAATCAGTTTCGCGATGCGGCTCATGAGAGACTCCGAGCGATCTCAGCGAGCACAACCGGCGTTCCGTAGAAGACCACCATGCGGGCCGTTTCAGGAGCGGCAACCGGGAGGGCCGTCACCCAGAGGGCGGTTCGTTTTTTCGCCTGCTTTCCGAAATGTTTTTTCAGCGTGACGTGTGAGGTCCCCTCCGCACTACAAGCTTTGCCGGCTGGCTCACCGTTCTCGATTCTCTTCTGGGCCCGTTTCAGGCGAGCCAGGACTTCAGCTTTTGAATTAGGCATGATCGTTCTCCTCTCTCGAAAACGAAAAGGCCCCGAACCGGCTTTTCAGAATCTGCCAGGACGCTAAGAAGCGCGGTTCGGGGCTCCATTCCCTTACGGGTCCGGAAAATTTGTCGTAAGCGCATCCTGGCTGATGACGGGCGTTTTATTCTCGTTTCGGCGAAAAGTAAACCGAAAAACGACCTCCTAACCGCGCGTAATGTGACGTCATTTTCAGGCGTCATTTTGTGATTTACTTTAATGACGCCACGCATTATACTGGTATCAAGAAGTGAGGCAATACGATGAAGAAGTTCATGATTTTCGAAGTGCATACTGAAACCGGCAAGCTCAAGCCGACGCACACGCTCGTCGGGGAATACCTGGCACTCGCCGTCGCGACTGAACAGTTCCTCCGGATGGCGACGCTCAACCCGACCCACGAGTTCGTGATCACCGTCGCCCTCGCCGACACGAGGAGGACCCATGGCTAAGATCATCGACTTCCGCACCCGGAAGGTCATCGCCGAGGACACGGAGCCCCAGACCGAGGCCGAGAAGAAGGCCCGCGACGAAGAGAAGATCGAGCACATCGAGCGCCTGCTCGCCGAGCTGTTCGGGCAGGAGGCCTCATGAAGCCAAAGAAGCCGGAGAAGCCGAAGAAGCCGGACCTCGCGTCCCTCGATCCGCTGAACAAGCCCGATGTTGTTCGATTCACGCTCCGGATCCCTGCCCCCGTCCTGGATTGGATCGAGGCCGAGGCCGGGCGACAAGAAACTTCCGCGAACCACTTGATCGTCCATCTCCTCGTCCGGGCGATCGAGGACTGGGAGGACGTATGACAAAGCTCGTCTATTGGGCCCACTGCCGTTGCGGCCGCTATCACTTGGAGATCCCGGAGAACGCCCGCATCCTGACCGGCGAGGACGAGACGACGTTCGTGTACTGGCAGTGCGCCTGCGGAAACACGCTATTCGTCCCCGTCGATGAGGTTTCGTTCAGCGATCAACCGCCGGGCAACGCCCCCCACTGATTCGACCCCGCCTTTGCACGCGCCGGGCGGAGGTAAGTAAACGTGCGGCGCGATCTGTCGGGCTTCGGCGTGCGTCATCCGGCCCTTCTCAACAGCCGCAGCGAATGCCGCTTGATGCATCGCCTTGTCGTGACCGAGACTCGGCGTCCAGCGCGGCCGCCGACCCTGATGACTGCGCGATTCAGCAAGAAGTCGTTTGTAAACTTCGCGGAAGGTCATGCGCGCGCCGACCTCGTCGGACTCAAGTAACTCCCGTGCCGCGCCGAAAGCTTGCGCCATTTCGTCCGTCCAGATCACGGACCCTAATTCGTCTTTCGGGATCATCGCCCAAGCTTCCTCGACGCCAGGATGCCCGTCTTCCAGGCGGTCGATAATTTCCGAAAGACTGGGAAACGTTCGTAATTCGCTTCGGCACTTCGCCAACGCTTTCACGACGGCGGCCTCCGGATATTTCCGCAAGTCCTGCAAAAGCATTTCCGCCCCGATCGCTGTGAGCTGCCGTCCGTAGATTTCCGCAGTCCCCTGAATCGCTTCGAGCAAAGTGAGGTTATTTTTCATTCATCGCCTCCCGTTGGTTGATGCGTTCCATCGCTTCTGCGAACACGTCCGAATTGTGTTGCATTCGTTCAACATCGCGCGCCGTCGTGCCGAGCATCCGGCGCCCCGTTGCCCATTCGGTCCTGAGTTTCTCCGCATCCCGAAGCAACGGGCCGATTGCGTGCATCGTCCGGAGATAAAAACTGTCGTTGTGCGTTAGGTAAAACGCCGCGACAAGGGGGGCTTCCTCCGCTCCGAGTCGCCGAACGAATTGCGCTAGCTGACCCGAAACGGTCGCGTTCCTGACCGGGGGTTCTCCGTATCGGGCTAAGTACGCTTCTCGGTAGGCCTCCCAAGTGGGAACCGTGACTCCCTCGGGGCGGACCGGAGCGGAAGCTCCGTCCGTAGATTTTGTTTTTTTCTTTGTTTTTTGAAAATTAGAAATTGGTAATTGAGAAGAAGAAAGAGAAGAGGGGAAAGTAGAAGGTAGAAAGAAGGTTGAACCTTGGTCAACCTGGGTTGAGCCCTGGTTGAAACTTTTCTTCAATCTTTTCGCGGCTGACGCTTTTCCAGCTTTTTCTGACCTCCGGAGCCATTCAAACTGGTCATTTGACCCGCAAACGTATATTCCATACTCAGTTTGACGCGCCAAGCCTACCTCAAGAATTAGATCCTTGGCTTCAACCTTGGACCACTCCGCCAACGGGATGGCCCGATGGGGTGAAACGAGATGCCAATCTTGAGCCAACGTCCACGCCGTGACGAGAGCTCCTATGGCCTGATATTTGCCGCCCATTTTAACCACCAATTTCAAAAAGCGATCGTCTGAATAGATCGATCGATCGATGACGAGAGCATTCGCCATTTTGACTCCTCTTCCCTCGAGCGCCGTCATGACACGCGAGCAATCCCCCCCGAACTGGCAGGAAAAGGTGCCCCCTGGGAGAGCAACTCCCAGGAGGACTTGAGCCGTTCGCGGCGCCAAGATAGAGCGCGAGCGGGCCTTTAAAAGTTCTTTGAACTCTTGGCTTCTCGAGACCGATTGCGAGGCGGTCAATTTCTTGATTTGGTCGCTCTTTTACCGCAGTGTCCCAAAGTTGAAAAGAAAAAAAAGAGACCCAATTCATTTTCCGATAGAGCCCGAAAAAAACAGGCTCTTGCCCACCAATGAGGCAGCGTGTTTAATGGGCCCGGAGGACCTCAATGGCAAAGAAGCTTGAAATCGTCTGGCGTGACCCGGGAACCCTCACCCCTTACATCAAAAACGCGAAGGTTCATTCCAACGAACAGATCGATAAGATCGCCGGCCAGATCGCTGCCTTCGGATTCGATCAGCCCATCGTCGTCGACAAAAAGGGCGTCATCATCAAGGGCCATGGACGGAGGGAAGCCGCAATCCGGCTGAAGCTCAAGAAAGTCCCGGTCGTCGTTTCGACGTTAGACCAGTATCAGGCGATGGCGGCACGTATTGGTGACAACAAAGTTGCTGAAGCGCCGTGGGACCCTGAGCTATTGAAATTCGATCTCGAATCCTTGAAGCTCGAAGAGTTTGACCTCGCGCTGACCGCGATGGACATGGATCAAATCTTCAGCATCACCAATCCGCAAAGCAGCGAAGATATTTTCAGCGAAAATGATCACAAGAGCGTTTCGGAGCGCAAAGAACAGTACGACTCTAGCGATCTTCGGCAGATGATTCTCGTGATGGATCCCGTGACTTTCGATGCGATGATGAACCGATTTGCCAGTTTACAGGATGCGTTCGGAGTAGAAACAAATTTGGAGGTCGTTGAAAAACTCATGGACCACTACGCCGAATCTAACCCTTCTGTTTTTGAATCCGCGGTTCATGCTTCGAATTGAAACCTCGCTCGGGGCGAAGGCGGATCGGGTTGATCTTTACCGGACATCGCCAAAGGAAGAGCACGCAAAAAATCTCATTGCTGAAAGCTGTGAGCTTTGGGTGGACGGCGTAAAAACGCTCACCTATCTGCAAAACTTTCCGATGGAGGACCTCCGAGGAGCGGTTCGCGCGATTGAAAAAATTGGTTCAAATAGGCGTCAAAGTGGGGTTCCGAGCCAGAGTCGGACCTTCGGATTCATGCCTCGAATGCCAGTTCAACAAAGGGATTATTGCTTCGGTTGTACATTGAATCGCGATTACCCGGCGACAAAGAATGTTCTCTTTCGTTACGCGGAAAAATTCACTGAACTCCTCGGAAAACATCATCCGGAAAAGCTCACTTTAAGCCGGCAAGCGATTTCAACAGTTCAACCGGACTGGGTGATTCCTCACAGCGTTTTTACCAGCGGAATCGTCAACCAGGACAATCCGCTTCAATACCATTACGACGCCGGAAATTTTGAAGGGACTTGGTCCGTAATGGCCATGTTGAAACACCAAGTCGCCGGAGGTCACTTAGTCCTTCCGGAGTTCGGAATTAAACTCGCTTGCGCCGATAGCTCGGTGCTGATCTTTGACGGTCAAAGCGAGCTGCATGGAGTGACGCCGATCCGTAAGATGCACGCCGATTCCTATCGGTTTTCGATCGTGTTTTACTCACTAGAAAGAATGTGCAAATGCGGAACGCCACGCGAGGAGCTTCGCCGGGCGCAAAAATCCAGGACCGCCACCGAAATGAAGCGCGCCGGAGTCACGAAATGAAGTTCAAAATCTATGTTATTTCACACCTCCGGCCCGCCGCCGTTGCAAAGATGACTCCCTTTGTCGGGGTAGCGACGTGGTGTGTGGGAGCGGGGGAAAAGCAAGCTTACACTTATGCCGGTGCCGAACGCGCAGTGGAGACCGGCGGTCTTTGTGAAAGCAGAAATTGGGCGCTCGAAGACGCTTTCAAGAGTGGTGCGGCTTGCGTTCAAATTTCGGATGACCTGAGTAAGTTGGCGCGGATCGTGGAGATCGGAAAGAACACGACCACCAAGATGACCGTTCGAGAGGCCGTCGAGCTTATGATCGCGCAAGCCGATGCGGTCGGCGCGAAGTACGCCGGGTGCGCTCCGACGGCGAACCCCTTCTTCACTCAACGGAAGGTCAGCACTGCACACTTTATCGTTGGTGATTTTATAACTGTTCTTCCGAGCGAGCCCCGATTCGACACCCGATTGAAACTCAAAGAGGACTATGACTTCACAGCGCAGCACTTCAACGAGTACGGAGCCGTCGCTCGATGTGACGAGATCATGGCAACGTTCGCTCATCGGACGAACGCCGGGGGTGCTGTCGCTTACCGAACGAGCGAGCGCGAGCAGGAAGCGATCCGCCTTCTCAAAGCGAAGTGGCCTAAATGGATCATCGATAATGGTCGTCGGAACGACGAAGTTCTGATGCGATTACCGAAAATGAAGCCGTCTAATCTATCGGTTTCATAAGGCTATTTTAGTCCTTTCGAGGTTCGCCCCCTTCAGGCAAATTGAAGTTAGGAGTCACCTTTATATGCGCCGCGTCGAAGCCCTTAAAGAATACGCCAAGAGTTATCACGGTCAACGTCTTTGCGACCGCTTGACCGAAAGCGAATTCGACGAAGTGGTCGCATTCATCGATGACAACGAGGACTTGGACCACCTCCAATTTGAGTACGCGGTCAACCGCTTTTACCTCGACCAACCCAAGCCGAAGAACTTCCCCGTAATGCAGGAAATTCTCTCTTCGGTGAATACGCGCGCCAAAGGCACCGGCCCCCGCCACCGAACCGCTTGACAGCCAGCCCCCAACAGCGGAAACCCGCTGGAATGGGCCATTCCAAACGTAAACGAATCATCGACGAAACCCTCCTCGAGTCCGTCCGTAAGCTCCCATGCCTCGCGTGCATCGGGGGATACGTCGACGCCCGCTCGTACTCGGGACGGGTCCATCCCCACCACCTGATCAGCGTGAAGGCCGGAGGACCGGACATCGCGACGAACGTCGCCCCCCTCTGTCCCGATCACCACCGCAAGATCCACGAGATCGGGATCACCGAGGCGTCGAAGAAGTGGCCCGTCTTCCGGAACTGGCTCGACGCCGCCGGGTGGGAGTATGATACCTTCAGGCGGAAGTTCACGCCGCCGTTCCAGTGGGGGACCGAGTGCTCGGATACGACCTTGACCGAATGAATTTCAAGCAAGCCCTCCTGATCGTCGTTTGCGCGCTGATCATCAGCGACATCGCGGTCCGGCTCGCCGATGATCCGCCGACAAAGGTCGTCCAGTTCAAGGACGTCCACGCGCTCATGGTCCAGACCGTGAGGGACGATCCCTCGCGGAATTTCGCGCACTACCATATCGAGATTGACTACGGTGCCCGCCTGAAGGATGACGGGAACGTCGAGTTCGCCGGCGAGCAGCGGATGAGATCCAATCACAGGTGACGGTGGGAAGTAGCTCAGTCGGTAGAGCAATCGGCTGTTAACCGATCGGTCGAACGTTCGAATCGTTCCTTCCCAGCCATCTCTTCGAAGGGCCCGGCCCACCTTCACCCCAGAACAGCGAGCCGAGCCCAACGGAGAATGGATCATACTGAGTTACTGCCCTATCCTGATCGTCCTCCGTGGCTGGGATCTTTAGGGTTTCTTCGGTATGGCGTCGAGCTTCACCGTGAACCGGGTAACGTCCGAGTCGCAGTTCACGCGCTTGCAGGAATCGAGGACGTACTCCGCCAGCGGTGCGTACGATTCGACCGCCGGGAGGAGGACGGAGCTCGCCTTGATCTGGGACCACGGCTTCCCGTTCAGGAGGTGATCTTTTCCCTCGCCGACGAAGAACTCCCTCCCTGAGACGACCAGGACGCAGTGCCCGCAGGAGATCTCCCCGACCTCCCGGGCGCACGTCGGGCTCGCCGTCTGGACGATGTGACCCGTCTCCTTGTCCTGGCTGAGCCGGGGGACCAGGTCCTCGCAGACGGGGACGTCAGGAGGCTTCGTCGCGCAGTTACTCAGCGAGGCGCACGAGGCGATCAAAGGCAGCCATCTCGTCTTGTTCCGCTTTCTCATATTCCTCCTGACTCGCCGCATTGGGGATCATGATCTTGTTGAGGACGGTGTTCCAGTAGTCCTGGGCCTCGCCCGACTTCCGGATCGCCGTGTTCAGGAAGAACGCCTGCATCTGGGTCGACTCCGATAACCGGCGCAGCGCGTTATCAAGGACCCACCGAACCACCGTCGAAACGACCGGCAGGGCGAGCCAGGACAGCCCAGGCGTGGCGATCGCCTGCGTGTACAGGTAATCCCCTCCCCAGCGGACGAAAGTGTCTCCTAGGGCGTTTACGACGCTCGTGAGATCGAGTTCGTCGGGCATTCTACTGGGACGGTTGAGAGGGCTGGGATCCGCCGAGAGCCCCCTCGACGACCGAGATGAGCTGGACGTAGATCGGGCCGAGTCCCGGGATCGCCTTGACGAGGTCGAGGATCTCGTGGACGAAGACCGCCCCGCCCCCCGCCGTGATGTAAGCGAAGACCAGCGGGAGGGAGAGCTTCACCGACCCCGCCCCGAGTCCCAGGATGCCAGCCAGGAGGCCCAGGACCGGGCCCGCCCAGATCTGAACGGGTCCGAGCTTCGACCAGACGAGCTTGTTCAGGACGCTGACCTTCAGACTCGCGATGACGAGCATGATCACCGCGGAGATCTTGAGCATCGTCGAGAGCCCACCGAGCTTCCCGATCGTCCCCAGGACCTGGACCGAGAAGGCGTCGAGCGTCGTCGGGTCCGATGGAACCACCGAGACCGGGATCGGGCTGGGACTAGGGCTCACCGCATGGGCGACGGCCGAGATCAGGGCGGCCAGGGCGAAGAAGAAGAAGAGCTCCAGGGCGTAGCGGATGTTTCTCATGGGATCAGTTTCGGTTAGGAGGAGGCCAAGAGCAAGAGCTTGTTTACGCGCGCGGTCCACCCGGCGCGGAACCGCTCGTCGATCGGACTGGCCTGGATGATCCCGTCGATCCGCCCGAGCAGAAGCGTCGATAGCGTCGAGAGGAAGACGGAGGGCGTCACGACGTTCAGGGCGTTCAGGCTCTCGGGGCCGATGTCCCCGTCGACCTCGATGTCCATCGCACAATCGCGGACGGCCTTCTGCGCATAGATCGCGGCCGTCCCCAGTCCGAAGAGGACCGCAACGTCGAAGATCGCCATCGCCACGGGGAGCTGCTTCATCCGGTGGCACCTCAGCGGAGCCCAGTATCGGCCGTAGTAGATTTCCTTCGCCTCGTCGACCGACAGGTTCCTGACGTCGATCGCCTCGACGGGGTGCCCGCGCCAGGCCGCCAACGAGTTGATCGTGATCCCCCAGCGCGTCGCCCCGCCGGCGTCGTCCGGGTCATTGACGAACCCGCCCTCGTTCACGAGCGTGTAGTGGAACGCCTGATCAAAGTTTGGGTCATCGGGGAGGTCGATCATTGGGTGGTTTCGTCCTCCATGATCTCCTTGCGGATCTCGGCCCAGTCAGAGCCGGCGATGCGCTTGACCGCGGTGAAGAGCCGCCGCATGTCGAGCTTGAACTTCGAGAACTCTCCGAGCGTCGACTCCAGGGACTTGATCTTCGACTCCAGGTGCTGGATCGCGATCGTACTCTCCTGGATCGTCGAGGAGAGCCTTTCGATCCCCGTCTCGGTGAGGCGGTCCTTCTTCTCCTTGAGCTGCCAGAGGAACTCCCCGACCCTGACGACGAGCTGGAGCGCGACGATCACGCAGATCGCCCCGAGCGTCCCGCCGGTCCCCTTAAAGAGCTCGTCCATCGCTCCTCCGCTTCGCGTAGAACGGATAGCACCGGACCCCCATCGGCTTGAAGATCGCCAGGTCGAACCGGTCCGAGAGCTGCTTGAACATCGTGAAGTCGTCGTAGCCGTGAGCTTCCCCAAGAATGTACTGTACGTCGTGGAGCTTGCGGTCGAGGCTGAAGAGGATCCCCTCCTCCGCTCCCTCACAGTCGATCTTGATCAAATCAACTGGGCCAATCCTCTCAAACTCGAAGGCGGCGTTCAGGACCTCGACCTCAAGTCGGTCCTCCGCGTTGGTTCCGAGATCGAAGAAGGACGATCCTCCGAAGTTCGTCGGATTGTCCGATCGGTAGAGGAACTCGGACCCTGAGAACTCTCCGAGTGCTGCCTGGACGATCTTCACGTTCGGGAGCGGAGCGGTGTTCATCGCCAGGATCTCGAAGTTCTGCGGGTCGGGCTCGTAGCAGTGGATCTCCGCGTGAGGCCATTCATGGGCCATCAGGAGAGCAGTGATCCCAATATTCGCACCGATATCGACGATCCGCCTCGGGGATATGTTCTTCGGCAGGTGATATTCCTGCCGTTTCTCGAGGATGATCTCGATCATGTCGGCGTCCGACGTCCCAGGTCGGTAATAGATCCTTCGATGGTTCCAGGTTTTGACTTCGAGGGTCATAGGGCCGCCTTGTCGCAGGCCCATCCCGCGAACTCTTCTGGATCGGGAAGCCACGATAGGAGAGCGATCTCAGGGACTCGTTCAGCGGTGACTTCGCTCGCCTTGTTCGGGCAGTTGTCAATGATATTCCAGATGCCCCCGCGTCCGAAGTTCTTCATTCGCCATCCCCACTCCCCTTTTCGCCAGTGAGTGATCATGTCCGGGTGCTTGCAGGTGGCGACGTATCCGATCCAGGCATTTCCAGGAGCAGCGAGGTGGAGCGGGCTCGAGTCGTTCGTCAAAAGAACACGAGATTTTGAAAGAAGAGTGATCGTCTGGGTCACGCTGAGCTGATTTCTGAGGTCGACGCAGCCCTCTGTCGAAACGTCGACCGTCCCCCGGTTGTCGTCCGTGTCCGCTCCGATCAGTACGGGTCGGCATCCGTGAGCGAGGATCGTCATCAGGACCCGGTTCCACCACTCGACTGGAAACGTCTTCGACTGCCAGTGACGACCGGCGTGGACGACGACGTAGTTAGGCTCTATCGCGAGGGCATCGAGAACGCTCTCAGGAAGAGGAACCCCAGATAGAGTGACCTCGCGATCCTTCACCGGGAGCTGGCACCGGAGCGCGCAGAGCGACGGGAAGTCAACGCAGTTGACGAGCATGTGAGAGAAGAACTGCCAGACGAGGTTCGAGTCATCCGGAGGAGTGATCGTCTCGAAGCAGAGGAAGTTCTCATAGACGGGCCGTTGCCATCGGAGGTCATAGACTCGGTCGAAGGTGAGGTGGGCGAACATTTCAGGCTGCTCTGATGCGAGAGAGATCGTGCACCCCTTGAAGGACTTCAGCGCGTACCTGAGCGTAGGCTCTGCGCACGCCTGGTCCCCGAGCCCTCCCCACGTCCGGAAGAGGAGATTCCTCTCGACGCCATTCTGGACGGCGATCGTTGTACGAGCATTAGGAATAAGACCGACTGGGATCTGGAAGTAGTCTCGATGGGGATCGACTTTTCTATTGGACATACGTCAGCAATAGCGAAGAGACGGGTCCCCACGCAACTGGAGTCGTTCCAAAAGTGCTCGTCGCATTCGAGAGCGTGATCGTATAAGAATTTCCAGGTATTACTGTGATCCTGGTCGATGAAGGCGTCGTCGCCGGAGCTAGCCCCTGCGGAAATGTGCTGAAGACCTGGGGACCCAGGACGAGGACTGGGGAGCTTCGCGGAGTCACGTCCCCGACGCCGAGTTGTCCATAGGTGTTTTGGCCCCATGCGTAGACGGCCCCGGCGCTTGTCAGTCCATAACACGAGTCGACGCACGCAGCGATCTGGATGAACGTCAATCCTCCAAGAACCGCTACAGGAGAGCTTCTCGGGGTGACGTCGCCAAGACCGAGTTGTCCGTTCGCGTTATTTCCCCAGGCGTAGACGGCTCCTGCGGCCGTGAGCCCGTAGCAGGAGTTCGCACCTGAAACGAGTTGCGTAAACGTCAAGCCACCGAGAACCGCTACAGGAGAACTCCTCGGCGTGACGTCGCCGACTCCGAGTTGCCCGTTACTATTGTATCCCCATGCATAGGCCGCGCCAGCAGCGGTCAGTCCATAGGCGACCTCAGATCCGGCGGCGAGCTGGGTGAAAACTAGTCCACCGAGAACCGCGATCGGAGAACTTTTCGACGTGACGTTGCCGATCCCGAGCTCACCGTCCGCATTATTCCCCCACGCATAGGCGGCCCCTGCGGCGGTCAGGCCGTACCCAGAGGAACTGCCGGCGAAGATCTGAGAGAATGTCAAACCCCCGAGGACGAGTTGTGGCGTCGTTTGGGTCGAGACGTTCCCGTTCCCGAGCTGCCCGTAGGTATTCGATCCCCATGCATAGGCCGCTCCGTTCGGAGCCAGGCCGTAGATATTTAGGTTTCCGGCGGAGATCTGGATAAACTGAGGACCCGACGTAATCAGGACCGGGCTGCTTTGCGTCCCGATTCCGGTTCCGGTCGAGATGCCCCACGCATAAAGCGCGCCCGAGGACGATAGGCCGTATCCGTTGGAGTTTCCTGAAGCGACTTGAACGAAGGTTTGCCCTCCGATCACCATGACTGGGGAGCTTCTCGGCGTGACATCGCCGGTGCCGAGCTGTCCGCTCGCGTTATACCCCCAGGAGAAGACAAGACCACCGGGGGTTCGTGCCATGGGAGTGTAGCCAGAAGATCCAGGAGCGAACAGCCCAGCGACCTGATACGTCGGCGTGACAACGATACTTGTGACTCCGCTCGGAACCGTGAACGACTGTGTAGAGGAGATCGTGGTGGAGATCGGCCCCTTCTGGAGCCAGTAAGTCGCGTTCGATGTCGCGTGGTTCACGTTCGAGTCGGACAATGACATGTAGATGACGCCCGCCGACTGGACGAAGCTCCCTGTATAATAGGTCGTCGCCGAGTCCCACTCCGGGATTCCCTCCTGGAACAGGTAAGCGAGCTGGTAGGCAAATAGGTAACAGAGGGCGTTCATGTCCTCGATGCAGGGGCTGTTCGACCCGACGATTGCGGACGTCCATCCACTGAGGTACTGAGAGAGGGTCTGAATGATCGTCGGAGTGATCGTCGAGCCGGTGTACCTTGCCGGAGTACCGTTCGCGAAGCTTCCGAATTCGGCCATCTGATTCGTCCCAGCTGTCGAACCAAAGATCAGTTGCGTGTATCTGCTCAGCTTGCTCATCGATCCCCCGAATCACTCAATGCCGTTTGAATAAGAGAGCCACGGAGTCCCCGTGTTGTAAACGTCGTAGGTGTTGAACGGACTGTTATTCGCCGTGTTAACATCATAGGTTCTGAACCCAAAGAACGTCGTGATGGTCGGCCCGTAAATCGTATCGGCAAGCGTCACCCCCATTGGCTTCGGGAGGATCTTCTCCGTTACGAAAAGCTGGACGAGGTTATTGCTCCCGACCGACGACGAAATGAGATAGCTCATCGTCATGTTCGCGTAGTCAAAGACCAGAATCTTCCCCGGAAAGAAGGTGTGCAAAAGAGACTGGATCGTCGACAAGGACGACCCCGAGCTGTTCTTGATCGCCGCCATCGTGATCAGGCTCAGGAAGTCCGAGTCTCCGAGGGTGATCGGAACCCCGGAAAAGCTATACCCGCTCCTCGTGACCCCGACGTACTTTCCAAGAATGTCGAGCTGCGCGCCGACGGCCGTGCTCGAGCCGGTGAGGTTGAAGCCGTTCTCGACGGCGAGCGGAGCGGGATCACCGGACGCCGCGACGTCGATTGTGATTGCCTGACCCGAGGAGAGGAGTGCGTTCGACGCGACGACGAGCATCAGTGGCTGGGTCACGCCGGTCATCGTGATCGTGATGGCCTGCGAGGCGAGTGATCCGGTGACCGTGACGCTAGAGAGTCCGGTGACCGCCTGAAGCGTCGTCTGGATCGCCGCATAGGAGTCGTTCCAGTTGATCGAGGCAGAGGCGTTTCCGTTGTAGGACAAAGTGAAGGTCCCGGAGGTCGGAGCTGCCGAGAGCGAGACGAGCTGGGTCGACGAGGTCCCCATGATCACCGGCGTGACGAGGGCCTCGATCGTAGCATAGGCCTTTGGCTTTCCCAGGTACTGGAGGATCAGGAGCCCGGCGTAGTAGCTGATGAGGTCCTGGGTCGTCGCCACTTAGGTCACCGTGATCGTCGCTGTCGCGGTGTTGCCCATGGAGTCAGTCACGGTAACGACGTCCGTGACGCTCGGGGTAGAGCCAGCCGTATAAACTCCGGTGGAGGAATTGATGGACCCGCCAGAGTTGTTCGTTGTCAGCGCGTAGGACACGGTTCCGTATCCCCCCAGGCCAGTGAACGTCTGGCTACCGGTATGAGCGACGGTGACGGTCGTCGGGGAGCAGATCATCGGAAGGATGATGATATTTGTCGCCAGGACGTTGAACTGGTTTTTCTTCGAGATCGGAGTCAGCGTGTTCGTGTAGGACTCATTATAGCTCGGTGTGATCGCAGCGGAACCACCGGTTTGCAGTGTATTCGACCCTAGCGTAATCAACCCCTGAACGCTGATTCCGGTGAGGCTGATCGTCAGCGTTTGGGTTGCGATCGATCCTGTCACGGTCGCGGTCGATAGTCCCGTCACGGCCTGGAGCTTCGTCTGGATCGTCCCGACCGCGTCGTTCCAGTTGACAGACGCCGAGGATGCACCGTTGTACTTGAAGACGAACGCACCGGATGCTGCGACTCCTGATAGAGTAATGACCTGGGAGGTCCCAGCGCTAAACCCAGCGCCAGTGACCAGGGTGTTTGAGTCGATTGCCTGAACGAGGCTCGCCAGTTCGTTGACGTTGACCGTTCCGTAGACCGCTGGCGCAAGTGAAGTCGCCAGTCCGGATCGGATCGCGGCGAGGTTCGGCTGGTTCACTCCGTCGATCGAAGTGGCGGTAAATGTGATGAAGAGCTCCTGCTGAACGACGGCGTCCCAATACACGAGGAACGTGCTTCCGTCGACCTGGGTGATCGAGTAGCTCGTCGATCCGTACATTCCGCAACCGGCGTTGCGCTTCGTGTAGATCGCGTTCGCGATGTCAGCCGATGCCCCGGTTCCGGCGACGATCGCCCAGATCGAATGCCCAGGAACCCCGTCCCCGTTCGTTGATCCGGTCGTATTCTCGTAGACGAAGGCGGAGGTCACTCCCGAGACGCTCTCGAGCGCGGCGACTAGGCCAGCGAGGTATCCCTGGGAGGGAAGTGATACGGATTGCTGCCGCCTTACCCTAAGTGCGGCATCGGACTCCTCGTTCGTCCCGAGGGTCGTGTAGGTCGTTGGGTTGTTGATCGCCGTTACTCCGAGGACGATCGTCACCGGGACCGTGATCGTGTTCGGAATCGTGAGAACCGCCCCGACGTTCGCAGCGCGGAATGCGAGGACGTGAGATCCCGCTCCGAGGCCGGTCTGGGTGACTTCGAGCTGCCACTCGTTCCCAGCGTTATCGGCGACGGTGTAGACTGGCTGAGGCGACTGATCGAGCCCATAGAGGTTCACTGACTGGCTGATCGTCAGTGTAACATTCGTGACCGTATAGGTTCCTGCCTGCCTCTGGATCCCGTTGATCGCAACGCGCTGATCAAGAACGGTTCCGACCGCCTGGTCCGGGTCGAACATGCTGTAGATCGTCTGGAGGAGGTCCTGGAGGTCGAGGACGGACTGAATGAATATATTCATCATCTGTCCGTCAGGAGTGCTCGACGAAAGGTTGATGTCCGATCCGTAAATTTGTTGAAAGACCGCAGTGTATGCAGCGACGAGCTCCGCCTGGGTCGCTAGCGTCAGTCCTGTCGAATCCAACGAGTTCGGCATCTCTTCCCCTTAGCTCGACCCGCCGAGGTCGTAACTGAATGCTCCCGTGACCGACGAGAAAGCTGTAATTACCTGATATTGAACAGATAAGTTTCGCGTTTGTCGATTCAAAACTACGGAGAGCTGTTTAAGGCCTGTAACCACGGGGTTTCCGGCTTGATCAGGCGTGTTGAGGATCGTGGTCGATATCGCGAGGTTGAGCGCGGTCTCGCTCCCGATTGCCCCGAGATAGGAGAACCACGCGATCCCAGCGCCCGTGTCGAAGAAGCAATCCCCGAGGAACGAGAGCACACGGGTCTGGATCATCTGCCCGACTGCTGAGCTACCCGAAAGATAGTCGTTCTCGCCCTTCCCGTAAGTCCAGTCACCCTGTGAGTCTAAGGCCCTGACGATCATCCGAGGAGATCTCCTATCTGGGTTGCGAGGCTCGAAAGCGATGACGAGACGGCCGTGATCGCAGCCGCGTTCACGGGGACGCCACTGACTCCAGGTCCAGTCGTCACTCCAGTGACGGTGATCGCAGCGACCTGAGTGATCAGCGTATTGATATCCGTGATGAGGGACTGGAGGAGCGTGTTGAGCGTCGTCGAGTTATTCTCGATTGTCACGACCGATCCGCACTGGACGGTCGTAGTCCCGTTCGTCATCGCGGCGTTCGACCCGAGCTTGACGCTCGAAGAGCCGTTTTTCAGGACGACGTTCGACGTATCGAACCCCGAGAGGACGTTCCCGAGTGAACGGACGCCAACGAGGATGATCCCATCGGAGACGGAATGGCACCGAGGAGTCGGGACCGGAGCACCGGGGCCGCCCTGGTACCAGTTCCCGATGTCCCGGTCGTTGAAGAGCACGAGGCACTCGTCTCCTACGGAGACTGGGAAGGTGAGGCATCCCGCTCCACCACCGAGGAAGATCACCGGACAGTCGGCGAGGAGTGGGTATTCGACCTGGACAGGGCTATAGAGCCCTGACTCCTCGTCGAGCTGGAAGTAGGTCTTCGGGTAGTTGATCGACACCTTCGCAGTCTGTTTCGTCGCATCGAAGCTCTCGATCGTCCCGATGTGATGGCAGTTGAGATTTAGGAAGACGTCCCGCTTGAGGAGGTTTAGGGCATCCGTTAGGCTCGGTTCCTCGGGAATGAAGTTGAACGGAATGGAGGGATTCGTCGTCATGAGAAGCTCCCGGCGATGCTCAGCTCGGACGGTCCATAAAACATCCCCAAGGAAGTGACCGCCTCTCCGCAGACCGCCCTGGAAATCATACCACGGTGCTTGATCGAGATGACCTTGTACAAGCCATTGAAGTTTTGGATGATCTCGTTCGTCTGGAGAAGAATCTGCTGGGCCATGATCACGCCGGGCTCGAAGATCATGTCAAAGTTAAGGATCGTCTGTTCGAGGACAGGTGTCCCGAGGAGCCCGCTCTGGGCGTTGATCACCGGGATTCCGCCGGGTACGCACTCGGCATTTCCGAGGCAGTTCGCCTTCTGGTTGTCGATGAAGAACCCTCCTCCGGTCAGCTCCCGGAGGATGTCGGTCGTCGATCCGGAGTAGGAGTTCGCCCGCGCAATCGATCCGGGATAGCTCCCGAGGTGACCCGGAGTGACGTTGAAAGGTGCGAGGTCCTTGACGACGTTCGCGATAACCGTAGACTGCGGAGTCCCACTCGGGACGACAAGAGAAGTCGTCGCGTTGGCAAATGCCGCTCCTCCATCGAAGCACTCAATCGTCGTGACGAAATTATTGCCCTCACGGACTGACCATGCCTGGGTGATGTTTCCATTGAAGATTGTCGGGAGGTTCTTCTCCCCATATCCTGCGTTCAGGAGGATCGGACGGAACTCCCCGGAGTTGTAAAAGTTGAACCGGATTTTGTTACGGTTCGTCTCCGAGAGGTTGTAGATCCGGATCTGGCAGACGTTCGCCGATGTGAGGATGTTCTTCGTGATGTCGAATTCGATCGTGAAAGGGAGGGCGATCGTCAGCGTCCCGCCGTCGTCCGTCCCTACCGCGAGCGAGTAGTTTCGATCAAACTTATCCACTCTACGCCCCTCGGAGTGCTTGCTGGTACGCCAGCACCTCCGCCGCCGTCAGGACATAGAGCTTCGCGTTCCCGGAGGAGAAGTCCTGGATGAGCGAGGGATCGCGGTTATCGACCGTAAAGCACGCAAGCCCGAACGGGAGCTGTGTCGAGAACTGAAAGAGCAGATTCGGCGAGCAGACGACGCGAATCCCGCATACCGTGAATGTCTGATAAGAGAGCTTAGTGATGACCCAGGCGTACTGCATCGGCATGAAGACGAGTTCAAGGTCGAAGGAGCTTCCATCCGGGAGTATCAGGGTCGTCTTCTGGGAGGGGTCGGGTGTGACATTCTGGATCAGGTTCATAGTCCGAAGCTCGAAGAGAGTTGAGTGTTGAGGCCGAGGCTGGGAACCGGGGTCTGGATCCCGTTGTTCACCTGGCCGAACACCT